TATACTGCGCGGCTCGCACGGTACGCCGGGCGAGCTCCGGGCGGTTAGCTCAGCGGTAGAGCACTACCTTGACATGGTAGGGGTCACAAGTTCGATCCTTGTACCGCCCACCAATCTATGTCCAGCAGCGGCGCGGCTTTCGAGCTTAGCGCCGCTTCTGCTTTCTGAGGCCACTGACCCCAAACTGACCCCGCGCAAACGGGGTACATGCTCCGCCAGCTCACCGGCCCATTGGTCAAGCGCCTGGCGGGCCTTCCCGAGGTAGGCGGGGTCAAACTTCGCGTAGATCTCACTGGTGCCGGCGGCCTTGTGCCCGATCTGCCCAGACACCTCCCAGCCCGGCACGCCGCGACGGCGCAACTCCGTGGCCACCGTGTGGCGCAGCACCTTCGGCTGAAACCATGCCGGCAGCTTGGCGACCATGCGCACCTTCGCCCACAGTTTCTTGACCGACCCGATCTTCTTGCCGTGCCAGTTCACGTAATACGCGCCGGTCGCATCTTCTAGCGCCCTCGCCAGCATGTCGGTAAGCGGGACCACGGGGCGGTATTTCTTCGTCTGCTGACGGCCCGGTGGGTTCAGGCGGATCAGCCGGGCCTCCCTGTCAACCTGGAAAGGCTGAAGGTCGAGCGCGGCATCGCCGCGGCAACCCGAGCCCAGCCGGATCAGGCAGTAGATCCACAGGTGTGAGCCCTCCGGGATGGCGTTCAGAAACGCAGCCAGCTGCTTCTGGGTGGCCGTATGCGGGTAGGGTTCGCCAATGGGCGGCAACTCCACCCACGGCACCTGAGTGATCTCCTGGCGCTTCCAGGCACGATTGAGCGCGGACTGCCCGACGCCAAGCACTCGGCGGACGTAGCCTTCGCTATAGACCTTGCCGGCGCGTGTGCGGGATCGAAGCCACGCAAGGAACGCTTCCTGCGCGTCGACATCCATCTCTGCCACAGTCCGGTCACCCCAGAACTCGGCCCAAAGTGCTACGGCCCGTTTGGCGGTGGACTTGCTCGGAATGGTCTCGCCGTGCCGCGCCATATACCTGGTAAGCAGCATGGCGATCGGGACATCCTTCGGCAGCTGATCCTTGATCGTCGCGTTGGCTACGTACCACTCGGCTAGGTTGACCTTGGCTTGTTCAAAATCTGATGTGCCAAGAGAAGCGCGTTGCTTGACGCCCCGGTCGTCTCGCCACGTGCGCTGCCAGTTCGCGGTCCCTTTTCGCCGCTCGATCCAGTAGCGCCCGAGCTGGAAACGTTGCATTGCTGTGCCTCGAGATATGCGTTGATGTGGTGTTCGGTGTACTTAGGCGTCTTGCCGATCAGGATGTGGCCGATCTTGCCGGCCTTCCTGTAGCGCGCCAGGGTGATCACCGAGATCTGCAGGTAATCAGCTACCTCGTTCTCGGTGAACAAATGGGGAAGTTTTTCAGCGGCGCCCATGGGCTATCCTCTGGCCATTCAACAGGGTGGGGAGATCGGTATGCTGTTCAGGCTTGGGCATTTGGTTGCGACGTACGACGGCGTTCCAGAAGGTAAGGCTTGGCGAGGTCTGTGGGTGATCTCGCGCCCGGATGACCTAGGGCCAGAAAGCGCCGGCCACTTCCAGCAGGTTGACGACGGTGAGACGCCCGATTTGTACGAGAACCGCGAAGCAGCGGCACAAGCAGCCGAAAGCTTGGCTCAGGCGCGCGCTGAAGAGCTGTACAACTAGCGCTAACATCACGCCGCCTCGCTGACGCTGTGGAGGGTTCATCGTGCACGCCTCAGCAGGGCAACGGGCCGAGTAGCCTGTGACGGATTGTCGTGGTGCTCCATCCCGGGCGGTGGTTCCAGCGCTGCGGGTATGCATCCGATCTCATCTGCCATGCGCAGCGCATCGATCTCCGTCTTCACTGCACTGATGTAAGTGCCGGCGACCAAGGCTGTCGCCTTGGCACGCTCGATCACCTCCGCCTTCACTTCCGGGTCGCCGAGCTGTTCCAGCATTGCAACCAGGTGATCGCGCACGTCGCTCATCTTGTTCTTCATGCCTGCTTGCTCCGGCGGTTGATCTTTCGGTTCAGGGCGCCCTTCAGCTGGATGAGCTGACCGACTTCTTTGGGGTAGTTGGTGTGATAGCTATTGCGGCGAATGCGCTCGGCCCTAGTTATCAGCTCCAGATTCGTAAGCGCCCGGTTGTTCTTGTCGCCATCCTTGAAGCATAGGCAATGCCCTGGCGGCATTGGCCCGTTGACAGCTTCCCACTCAATCAAGTGCACGGCGCGCCAACGGCGCTGCAACGGCATGTCATCGTTGATCTTCCGCTCTAGATAACCGTCCTTGCTCGTGCGCTCGGTCCCGATGGGCTGATACAGAGCCACGGCGACACCATGCCGTTGACCCTTTTTGAACTGGGTTTCCTGCGATCTGCCGCCGGCTTGGTAAGAAACGCCCTTGTTCCATGCCGACTCGCCAGGCTTGAACTGCGTGGCGCGCATCTTCGGATTCTGCTTGCCTCGCTGCACGCGTCCAGACAGTTCGGACGACATAAACTCATGGGTCTTCGTGATGCCTAGGACGGCAGCCTTCTGCGCCACTTGGGTGTAGCTGCGCCCAATGTCAGCAGCAATGCCAGCGGTGCGCTCGTGCGGGAAGCGCTCACGCAATACGTCAATCTCATCAGTGGTCCACGCGCGACGCCTATTCATCACCCCTCCTTACGCCTTCGTCTTGTCGTGGGTTGGGCCGGCGTCGAGACGCATGGATAGGTAATTACCGATGCGATCTACGAGTGATCCCTTGTCGGAATCAACCCAGTCAATGCGCTCATTACACATGAAGCCCCACGCCTCGCTCAGAAGTATCGCCGCCTCCCCAGGCGGGGCGTTCCCAAATTGAACCGTTACTGTCTTGCTGGTCGTCATGGATGGCGCAGCGGCATTCGGTGCTGGATTGTGCCAAAGCAATGAATCACCACCGAAAGTATCGGAAGCAGCTTTAGCATCGAACTTTCCCTGCTCATAGCCATCACGATAAGTTCGTAGCCTTTCCACCTCTCCCGCCTTGGAGTTTCTGCGGGTGTCGGTTCCGGGCATGCCGAAATGAACCGTATAGATCTTGGTTGGAGGGATTCCAGTTGCAGCACGCGGCGCTTTAATAGTTACTTTCTGCCCCGGAACGAAAGGGCAATTATCAGAGAGAATCAGCCAAAAACCCTTGGCGTCACAGCATTCAATCTCTCCTTGCCACTCATCCGACGCAGACGCTTGGGCGCGGGTGTCATCGCAGACTGCGCACAAGTCGTGCGATTCGTCACCGATGAAGGTGCAGCCGCACTCAACGCATATGCAGCCGCCATGATTATGCGAAGCCCTGTTACGTTCTGGTGGCTTGACGGGACAACCGGTAGTTAGCATGAATGAAACGAGCGCCAGCTCATTCTCGTAACTCTCCAGATCAACGCCCGAAAGCACATTTTCTGCTTCCGTGTAGAACCCCTGCGTCGTCAGGTATGAGGACAGCAACTCTCGACACCGCATCGTCTCGTCATTCACATCCCTTCTCCGTGGTTGGGTGGTGAGGGGCGGCGTAAAGAGGTTCTACAACAAGTCCAGTAGATGCCAAAGCAGCAGACCTTGCCTTGCTGAGCACCACGCACCATCCATTCGGTTCGTCAGGATGCCTATAACGCCAAGCCACCGGCTCGCCAAGCGTATGGGCGAAGTCTTCCAATGCAGCTCGCATATGCGGCAACGGGTCAGTCTTTCCCGTACGGTATTTCGCCAAATCGAACGCCTCAAGAAATACGCTCCATATCAGTCTCCCTGAGTGGCGTGGCGGGCGGCGTCGTCTAGAAGGCGCGCTGTGTCTAGTTCAGCATCATCGGCAATGGACCGCGCGATTTGTCGCGTATGAAGATTGGTAAACACGCGCGCATCCTGATAACGCTTGAGAACGGACGTAAATCCTTCAACTTTCGCCCTAAGCAAATCTGCATCCCTAGCGCTGGCCTCGTAGGCGTCGATTGCCTGGTCGATCGTTTCTGCGATGTCTTTGTAATCGAGATAGGTTGACGTTCCACGTTCGGCGTACCACGTAGCCTCATTAAGCAGAACGTCACGCACTTCCCGCAGCTTCTTCAGGTCAGGGGGTTGGGTGGTCATTAGCAATGCTCCACGCGCCACGTAGCACCACAGTCCTTGCACTTGTAGTCATCGCAGCATCCTTCATAGCAGCCGCCGTCACTTACATAGTTCGTGTGCGACCATCGTCCTGATGCGTTCTTCGGCATCGGATGCTCGGGGCTGCAAAGTAGACGGCCGTTCGCATTGTCAACGGGCCAGTTAGTCAGATCGACATCGGCATGGTTGGTGGTCATGCGAGCGTCCTCACTAGGCGATAACCATTGCGCGCAGCTTGGCGGCGCAGGCTTTCCATGCGCTGGGAAGAGTGCTTCTTCTCTTCTTCCTCCCTTTTGGCCTTGATTTCTGCTTTAAGATCGATGAATTTCACGCCAGACAACTTGCACCATGCTCGGCGAACTGAGTCATTCATGCCGAACGAACCGTTAAGGAATAAGGTTCGATCAGAAAAAATCGATCCGTCTGGAAGCTTGAAAAACTTGATGCTCTTTCCGATGACAACCGTCACGCCCGTGAAAGTAGAAGGCGTGCGGAAGTTATTGCATTCGATCAGGCCAGGGATGCGCATGTTGATGGATATGCGCGGATTTTTCTTAGACATTACGAACTCCCCACACGTCCAGAAGGTCAGGAATTTCACGAAAATTGATGAGCCACTCGATTCCCCAAGCAATCAATTGGGCTAGATAGCGGGCCGTTTCGCCGGAAGGATCGGTGGAAACCGTTGCGGCAATATCCGAGGCTGAGAACATTTCATACGGCGTCATTGCATTGGCACGTGCAGCCATCACCTGCATAGCCTTCTCGGTGATGCTGAACACATCCATTTCCGTCACATCCACCTTCTTCGCATCCATCATCGGGGCTCCTGTTAGGCGGCTTGCTTCATCAGCAGCGCTGATTCGTATTGGTCGACCAACTGCTTGAACTCCCACAAGTCGGCCTCAAGTGCGTTGATGTAGTCATCGTCGCGGGCGAACTCGCGCAGCCATAGCTGTCGGCCAGCAGGCTTCAGGGCAGGACAGTACAGTCCGATGTGCCACCACTTGCGCCCGGTGAGCCACATGCAGCCCTGCGCCTGGTCGAAGATGTCGCTGGCGTCGTTGTCGATGTGGAACTGGCGAAGGCGGGACGGATCGACGAAGCACTTGTACTCGGCGCCACCGTCTTCTCCGATCAGACCGTCAGCGCTGGCACCGAACAGGCCATCATCCGTGGTGATGAAACCGGCCTCCAGTACGATGTGACCGGTCTGCATCTCGTGCTCCATGCGCGCGTCGGTCTCAAGCTCATGGCCGCGTCGCATGGCCCAGGTCTCGAAGCCTTCGTCCAGCGGTTCGCCACTAATGCGCTCGACAGCGAGACGGAAGGCGTAGTCCTTGGAAGCTTCAGACCATTCACCGCACGGCAACCCGGCAAGAGCGCGAGTGATGATCGAGGACCGCGGCACGGCCTTGTAGCCGGCGTGCTTGGCGGCATCCTTTTCCGGCATCCCGCCAGTGACCGCATCGATGAACGACTGCTGCTGGTCGGTAAGGCAGCCCACACGGCTACGCGCCGTAGCGAACATGCTGGCTGTGATGCACCCGGCCCGTGCCTGATGCCACTCCGGCGAGCCCTGAACACACTGAATGATATTCATGCCCGTCCTTCCGCGCGCTTCTTGATCTGGCCGAATTCGATTCCAACCAACTGGCGTCCAGATTCCGACATCTCCTTCCATGCCTTGATGAGCGCATCCATGCCGTTGTCAGCGCATGCATAAAGGTCGGCTACGAGCTTGTCTCGCTCAGGGTTTGAGCCGTGCTCTGGAGTCTCCTCACGACTACGATGGGGCGCCGAGGAAGCTCCTCGACCGTCGTCGTCATGCCCCTTAGTAGCCAAGCCAAGCGCTGCAAGCAGCGTGTATCGCTCTAGGTAGGTGATGGCCGACGCCACAGCCTGGATGTGATTCTTGGTCCCGCTGTCTTCCTTCTGACTCTTCAGGGACACGCTCTTGCTGTGGCCTTGCGAGTGCGTCACAACGCACGTCACTTCGATCCATCCGTTTTCGGACTGATTCAAGTCCCAGCTGTGGGAGAGGCCGTGTTTGGCCATCCCCGTGATGGCGGCATCGACCACATCCGAGAGTTCGGCATGGTTGTAGCTGGTCGTTCCCTTTTGAGTCGTAAACGAAACCCGCTTGTTCTTCAGGATCTCGATGGGTTCAGCCTTGAATGCTGTCATCGCCTCCACGAAGGCCTTGCGGGCTTCCTTCTCTTCCCACTGCGTCTGCAGTGCCATCAGGCGCTCAAGGCGATCCAAGTCGGCGCCTTGGCTAAGCGCCATACTGAGAAGGTCGGCCGGTGTAGTTGCCACCGCTGCAAGCTGCTTTCGCGGCTGCGGCTCGGGCTCGTGTTCGATGACGATGGCTGCGTTGCTCATGGCGCCCTCAGTATTTGATGGTGACGGCCGGGATCTGCCCCGACGCGATCAAGGTGATGACCTGCTTGGCCAAGTCCGCGCTGATGCCGTGCTTCTCGAAGGCGGCTACGGCGGCGAGGTTGATGGTTTTGCGGTGTTCGCGGTCGGCGGCGCGTGCTGCTTCCTCGGCCTTGGCGCGAGCCTCATCGGCGGCGCGCTGGCGTTCGCGGTCTTCCGCTTCCTGGCGAGCACGGATCTCGGCCTGGCGAATGGCTTCCTGCTTTTCGCGCTCGGCTCGCTCGATGGCCTCTATGCGATCACGTTCCGCCCTTTCAGCGGCTGCGCGTTCACGTTCCTTGGCCTCGGCCGCTTCGCGTTCCGCACGTGCTACGGCCTCGGCGGCGTCGCGCTCAGCATTTGCGGCCGCATCCCGGCGAATCTGTTCCTCGCGGGCGGCGCGGTCACGCTCTGCCTGTTGGGCAGCCTCACTGTCACGGCGCTCCTGTTCTGCGCGCGCCACGGCAGCTTCACGCTCGCGCAGTTCCGCCTCCTTGCGCTCCAGCTCTGCGCGGCGTTCAGCTTCGGCCTGTTCGATGGCGCGGCGCTCGGCGTCGATCGCCTCCTGCTTAATGCGCGCCTGCTCGGCGTCCCACTCATCGAGCGGGCGGCGAACCTCGTCCTTCAAGCTGTCGAGATAGTCGCGGGCCTTCTTGCGCGCAGCGTCCACTTCCGCCGACTGACGCTTCCAGTCTGCGACCAGGGTCTTGCCTGCCTCGTCGATGGTTGTCTTGGAGCGCGCCACCTTGTACGCCAGCGAGGCGATTTCTTTGCGGCCCTTGTCCGTCGACACATCGGGGACGATGGTCGCCGTTTCCTGGCGGATGCGTTCCAGCAACTCATCCAGGCTCTTACCGGTGAACAGCTCGACCGCGTTGACAGACTCAAGCGGGATCAGTGCATTACCGTCCATTGGAATCCTCTGCTCGCTTACCGGCGTGCTCGGTGTTGGAATAAGGTGGCGGCAGGCTGGTCGGACCATTGACCTTGCTGCCCAGCAAGCGCCTGCCGCCGGTGAAATCAGTCGTTGACGATGCGAATGCGGGGCTTCACGCGAAGGCGTGGCTTCTTACGGTGGTGGCCGCCGCTGTAATAGCGGCTCGCCCAATCAGCGCGGCGCTCGTCGTTGGTCGGAGGCGTGCATCCGTCCCAGCTCTTGGGCTTCGTTCGGGTGATTGAGAAGGTATTCATCGCTTACCACCTGATCGTGGTGTTCTTGAAGAAGAGGCCGGAGCACGCCGCGCCAGACACTCGCTTGCCTTGCGGGTTTTTGGCATTGAACGACGTCGCGTATGTGTCGCTTTTGGAGCAGGCAAACCAGGCGTGTCCGGTGACTTCGATATCTGTGAAGCCCTGCGCTTCGAGCGCTTTGCGCGCATCATTGCTGCTGTAGCATCCAGCGAGCAGGAGCGTTACTAGAGCGATTGCGACGTACTTCTTCATACGCTGGTCTCCATATAAGAGGCGCCGCCCGCTACGGCGCCAGGGGTAACGCATGCCGGAGGGAGGTCCGGTGCAGCGGGCGGCAACTGGTCGAGCAACGACGTGATGCGGAACAGCTGCAAGCGCTTGAGCAGCTCGCGGCGAGCACGTTCTATCTGCATCTCGTCGATCTGGTGTTGGGAGAGTTCTGACATCGACAAACAGCTCATGCGGCAGTCCTCGTCACATTCGGCCGGCGCATCACAATCGACCAGCCGCACGGAATGCGATCGACGGGACCGACGTAGCTGATGTACTGCATGCGGCCGTTGAGCCAGCGCGCGATTCGGCAGCGAAAGGTTTTCACAGCTCCACCTCCGCCTGATCCATCCGGCGCTTCACGTCCGCTTCGAGTTCGTCGATGTGCTTGTCGATCAGCGCGTCGATGGCCTGGATCACCAGCTCGTCGGGAGCGGTGACGTACGCGTACTCAGCCGGCCCATTGCGGGACGCGTCGCGCGTCCGAACTTCGACCTGGAACGGCGAGCGGATCAGGGAGGCGAGATCACCCTCGGCCTTGGTGGCCCGGAGCGTCATCGCCATCAGGCGCGTGTCGGTGGATGGCTTCGGTGCGAACGGCCGAAGGGCCTGTTCGAGGATGGGATGGATGGCGCTCATCGCTCGCTCCAAGGGCCTGAAGTGGCCCGACGGAGACACTATACGAAACGGATTCTAGGAATGCAATACATAACGGATAGTTTCGGAGCAAAAAAATTTCAGGCTCCTTGGCTGTGGCCCAAACAGCCCCACAGAGCGGCGCTCAAAGCGGATACCGCAGCCCAGCCGATACTACCGTCAGCCAGGCACCATATGGCTGCTCCAACGCACACGGCGACCAGTACAGTGAAAGCTCCGATTTGCGGACGGCGTCGCATTTTCATTTGGCCGCTCCCTTGCGGATGAGGCTCTCAATCAGGGTCATCGCGATCTCCTGGTCGTCAGGGGACAGTTTGCGGAGCTTCTTCAGCATGACCTGTTCAACATCAGTCTGCGCGTGCGCGGAGTCCTCCCCAAAGGCCTCTCCGATTTCCAGCTCCAGAACCGAACAAATGGCCCTGACGTGATTCATATCCCTTGGCCTCTTACGTGTCCCGTTGAACCAATGACCGACCGACGCCAAGGCCGGGGCTTTGGTCCCCTTTGGCCAACGGTAGTGGTCGAGCCGCTCAAAGACATCTTCGACCGTAAGGCCTAGGTCTTGACGACGCTGGTCAATGATTTCGTGGAACTGTCTCATAGGTAGAGAGACCGCATAGGACAAGGGGACTACGAATCGTATAGAGGGGGCTTGCATCCTTCCCATCCGAGTTGTATGGTTCACAACAATCCAAAACGGATAGTGAGATGAAGCCCCGCGAATACTTCCTTGAATACGTGCAGCAGCAGGGTGGCATCCCGCAAACCGCGGCGAAGCTCGACATCCCGTACCCAACGCTGTGCTCGATCTGCAACGGCTACCGCGGCATCAGCAAGGAAATGGCTGATCGCATGGCCAAAGCTGATCCGTTCCTGGATGCCAATCGACTCGTGTGGGTTCGTCCGACCAAGACCGAAAACCCCAAGCGGAAGAACGCCGCTTGAGAGCGGCGCGCGCGAATGAATTGAAAACCCCACTGCCAAGAGACCCCCAAGGAACCAACGATGTATCCCGATCCGACCCACGTCCGAAAGCACGAGATCAAGATTCGTGTGAATGACGATCAGCTTCGCGTCGTCGACGCCGTCGCGCGCTTGAACAAGCGACAGCGAGCCGTCCTCGCCCTTGAGCTGATGTTCGAAGGCCTGGAAGCACGTGAGCAGCGTATGCGCCAGCGTCTTGCCAATGGAAGTCGCTGATCAGGGCCTGCCATCCGATTTCACGGTGAATCTCACCGATGCTCAGGCTGAGCGACTCCGACGGATAGCAGAAATCGAGGGGATTTCGCTGGATGAAATGGCATCGCGTCTTCTGTCGGAAGGCGTTGATGCTCGCTACAGGATGCCGTCGTCGCACGGCAGCGTAAGCCCTATCAAGGGCCTGAAACAGGACTAGGCATGCACACCGTCATCGACTTCCGCACCCAGGACGAGCACCAGCAGCGCGAACACGGCGCGCTCGAGTTCACCGTGGACGAAGAGATGGCGTTGCGCATTCGCATGAACACCCGGGCATGGCGCCAGAAGAATGGCTTCGAGCCTAAAGACGTGGAGGCTGCATGACCCTCATCCGCCAAGACACATTCTGGGACAGGGATCGAATTCGCCTGGTCGAAACGCCGGCCTCGCGCGCGACTGATCCCTCAACCTCCGCAGAT